GTCAGGGTTGGACGTGTTATTTTTAATATGTTTAATACTTCTTTTGATTTCATACATATATAAATAGTATGTAATATTAAAAAATACTAATTTTTTAAAATATTTTTAATAATTTTCCACATTATATATTTCATTTCACCATTAGCAACTGCTAGTAACATGCCTGAATTTAAAATAACAAATCTTTTTATTTTTTCAATATCTTTATTTGATAGGTATATGTTTCTTGGTAAATTAAAAATCTGTGGATTGTCAGAAATACTCATACTAGTGAATTCTCTTGTAGTTCTTTGTTCATTACTAGCTTGGAATTTAATTCTTGGACCATGTTGTGGAGATGAACCTTCATCAATCCATAAAGTAGTTGGTAAATTACTATCACATGGTCGTAATGTTGCCATTTCATTCAAAACCATTGTTTTTCCATCTTCCGAGTTTTGAATTTTTTTATGTGAATTAATATAATCCAAATGTCCGATTTGACAATTTGCTAATTGTTCTATTAACCCTTTATTTTGTTTAATATATTTCAAAACATTTTGATAATCATTCATATTTATACCTATATTTTTAGGTATGCCTAACATAACTTGATTAACAGAATCAACTTCAATTGGTATAACATCGCTGATATCATTATAATTATTTTGCATATATACCCACAGAGGATGACCGTTTCGATTATAAGCCTCCCCATCATCAAGGAATATCTCAACATTCAAACCAGTATCAGACGGTCTTAATCTACAGTATTCAATCAAATCATCATTCATTTGGTTAAAAACTTCATTAATACATTTAACTGTAATGTTTTTAATATCTTCTTCTGTAAGTTTAATTATTCTTTTTTTCATAATTTACAATCCTATACACTATAAATATAATATTTTTATTTTTTAATTGCAAAAATAAAAACATATGAAATTTATTATAATCAATAAAAAAAGCGGACTTTTTAGTTAAGTCCGCTAAAAAAAAAAAGAGGCACCGAAGTGACTCTTTCTTTATAATCCATTAACATACTCTTGTAGTATTCTCAGGAAATCTTTTCTATATTTACCTCCAACACAGGTTGAAATTGTTCTCATATCTTTAACATTAAGAATATCAAACAATTCCTTAAATGTTGTTTCAACTTTATTCAAAGGACAGTTTAATATTAAGCCTTTATTGTTTTTAGCCCAGTTTAATATAATTTCCTTTCTTTCGTTTCTTATTTTACTATTAATTTCATGACTAACTGTACTGGCTTTTTGCAGGTTTTCTAACGCTTTATCTTTACAACCATGTACACTACAATCATATGAACAGAACCGTTTCTTTTCGTGTGGTTTTACTTTAAATTCTTTACCACAATACTGGCAAATACGAATTTCCCAATAATTCTTAGCCCGTTTTTTCATTGTCTCGGCGCCCTTCCTCAATCCTTCCAACATTTTTGCAGCCATTTCTGGGTCTTTCCATTTTTTCTTGGTACTTTCCCCTAAACGTCTTTTACATTCATTGTTGTAAATTCCACCTTCTCGACCGCCTAATTTAAGGTTATATCCATACGTTTTATTGTATGTTTTATATTCTCTAATATATTGTTTTTCTAGTTTATCAATACCTTCTTGTGTATCTGAACAATCTATAATTTCCCATTTGAAATTCTCGAAACCATATTTCAACAACGCCTCATGAAAATAAGAATTACGATGGTATTTACAATCACGTTCATGTTGACTTCTTCTATATTCCAACGTGTTTTTGGTTTGACCGATATAAATTTTGCCGTTAGCAATATTTGTAACTTTATAAATTATCATAGGTATAAATACTATAATTTTTCCAAAATCTATACGTAATATCCGTTTCTTTTCCATCCTTTATTTCATAAAGGCGTTGGTTTGTTGTCGTTGATGATAGCGGACCGTTTTCTTCAACGAATTTCCCTGTTTTTACATAATCAAAAACTGTTTGGTATTCTGGCAATATTGTATCATAGCCAGAATATATAGCAAGTTTTATACCTTTATAATTTTCTTTTATGTATTTAGCACTATTTACTACATCTGTCTTATGACTGTCACCCAGGAACAAAAAACAATTAAATCCTTTGTTTTTTCTGAACAATAAATCAATCTCGCAATTATCTAAATATTTGCCGACATTATCCCTCAAATATGATGAATGACACCCAATACAGTGAAACGGGCAGTTACTTATCGTAACTGCCAACGTCACACAATCTGGTATTTCTTCGAAGACTATTTTGCCTTCCACATATTTTGGATAATTAAGCATAATATCTTGCATGTTCCTCAACTTGTCTAGCCTCACTAAATGAGCTTGTTTTCTTAAGATACCCGATGACGCGTGTCAAATAGCTTAAATTAGTACTGCCACATTTAGGACATTGGTGAATCGTATGTTTATCTATATATCCACAATCTTCACAACAAGTGTTTTTAATGTTGAATGTGAAATAATTGCAGCCATTTTCAGCAGCCACTTTCATTAACTGGCGATATTGTTCCTTGGATAAATGTTCATTAAGGTTGATATGGCAAGCCGAACCACCGTCCAAATATTTGACATAATGATTGCCATGAAGTTTCATTTTGTCAATTGGTGACAGGCTCGTATCTTCTGGGTTATAAAAATATGAACTATACATATTCCTGTTAGGAGAGACCCAATAACCGTCCTTTTTATCCCATTTATAGTTCTTGGCTGCAAGATTCTCAGCTGGGACAAACTCACAATTAAACATGGTATCGCGAGTTTTATCCTTGCGGTTGCATATATTAATGGTTTCAAGAATGTTATTCACAAACTCTCTGTACTCATTGTTGTCAGAAACTTTAATCTGAAGAAAATCGGCCGCATCGGTAATGCCATTAACACCAACAGTCAGATACTGTTTCCTTATGTCAATAAATCCTGCGTTGTATACATCAAGCATATTGGCTTTCAGAAAATCCTTAATAGTTTCATTGAAAGCAGTCTGGTATTTATGCACACGTTCAACCATATCAGCAACATCTTCCCTGATATATTCATAAAGTTTGTCTTTATGCAAAAAGTCGTTGATTGGCATTTGTTCACCCTTCGGTATATTTTTACCTTCTATTTCATGATAATAACGGTTTGTTGCATCCTGTACCAAACGTGGCAGATTGATTGTCATAACAGATTTTGAACCTGTAGAAACCGAAGCGGTTCCCATTGAATATTGGTGTGTCGTGTAATTGTGTTCACTATCTTCATCCTCAAGGTCTTTTAAACTATTGCGCAATCTGCAGCAACTGCTCAAACTGTCTGGGGAATCACTTAAATAACAGAAGAAACTATGACCCTCTGACCACATTTCAGCAGTAAAATTAGCATAGTCTTTATCTATGTAATCATTTTTGCCGTCAGTTAACAGAGCCATTGTTTCAACTGGAAACGTGAGTACATAGTTTGTTCTTTCTTTATTAAACCATTTCATGAATTTTTTCTGAAGCCATGAAAGGGTTTCCCATTTTGGTGCCGTTCCGTCTGGAAACCTGAAATCACCAAAAACCCCGTTAAAATATTCATGGTCGAAATATGAAATGTTCCAGAACACGGTCTGATATCCTCTATTGCCAGCTGGCATGTTCATGCTATGAACCACCTGTTGGAAATAATTCTCAATAACCTTTTCAAGGGTGCGTTGTTTAGCTGTAATTTCAACAATATTGTCAAGTTTCTGTAAATAATTGTCACCGTAATCTTTACGAATAAAATAATCCATGTACATCAAAAACTCTGGTGTTGCAACAGCACCCATAAACTGAGAAGAGACTGAATAAACCAGATTAATGAATTCACCACAAAACGATTTTAAATCGGTTGGTGCAACGGATACACCACCTAGTTTGGTTAATCCATCAACCAGGAACGGAAACATTGTTATAGCCACACAATATGGATAGCCAGGTGTACCAGATTCATCATGTTTATAAAGTTTATGACTTTCAAGGTCTTGTAAATATTGCTTAGCTAGTTTTTTACTATACATAACACTAATTTTATTAGTGAGAATGTATCTGTTCTGGTTTATGTTGTTTTCTTTATACAACTCTTGACCAAGTGTTACAATATTTTTCTTTGATACATTAGCGTTCGGGTCAAATTTAGAACCTGTTGCTGCATTTGAAGCTTCAATATAAGTGCTGATAAAATCCTGTTTCTTTTTAATATCTTTACCTTCATTATTGTTGTCAATATACGCTTTAGCTGCTTTTTTATTTACTGACATAAGCCACTCTTCAACCTGTCTTCTAATCTCGGTTGTGGACATATTGTTATAAAAGTAAAAATTTTTCGTCACAACATCAAGCAACACGTCATTACATTCCTCACCAACAGCCGCATATGCCGCACAAATACTGTTTTTCAGTTTTTCTTGATTAAATTCCTCTTTATTTCCCTTACTTTTAATAATATCCATATTATGTTTTTTATTTGTTATTTATTATTCTTAACCCTGTTAAAGTATATTATAAATATACTTCGTAATTTGAATTTTTTTATATAAAAAATATATCAAAAAAAGTAAAGAATCCTATTGTTTTTTGTAACTATTTTTAACGTTTATTGCCATATTGGTGGCATACTGATTGTTACCGTCAAACACATCTTCCTCGTCCATCATCGTGGAGAAATCGAATTTGGTTGTGCCGTTATTGAACGTTACCCCAAGGAACTGGTTTGTCTTGATTCTGCCTGGTCGGAACTTGTTTATGAAGATGTTTATCTTGTCATGCAGGCGCATCTCTTCCGTCCTGGCGAATGAAATTATGACGTGTCCAATCTGAACCTTTTTGACCGAACCGCCAGCCTGTGTAAGACCGACAATCTGTTGGTTGAACGAATCCTTAGTACCCTGCACTGGGCACCATAGAGCCAGATTGAACTCATGTGCAATTGATTCGAGTTTTCGCATAGTCAAACCTTCCCTTGTCCATTCGGTATCCGCGCTTGTCTCAGCTTTTTCAAGTTTCAGACACTCGAAATAGTCGACAATGACCAAATCGGGTTTGAACCCCATCGCAATATGCTTCTGTATGAACTTCTTTATGTCCGTGGGTGAGAATTCGCCATTCTGTGCATGATAGCCTATAACATTGCGCTGAATCATATCTTTCCATTCATTCTTGTTAATCATCTCAACAACTTTAGGTCTAATGTCAGGCAAACTAAGGTCACATGCATCAATATCTGTCAAATAGGCGTAGTATTTACGCTTGATGTTGACTTCTTCATCCTCAAAGAATATATGGAGAACCTTGTATCCTTTGTAGTTGTTGTCTTCTGTCTTGGTAACCGCAGCGGTCGCGGCAAAACCCGTTGTGGCAGATGTCTTGCCGACACTACTTGGCGCAATTATGATGCCCAGTTCGCCTTTTCCCAAACCACCATAAAAAGCGTTATCCAACAAATCAGCACCAGTCGGGATTGTGCAGCGGTAGTCTTCCTTAAGCGCCTCTTCCATATTATCGAAAATACGGAATCCCAATTCGTTTTTGTTGTTGCATTCAAGCGCTTTTTTGACAATATCCTCAATTTCGTCATATCGGTTGCTGTCACCCATTTCAATAATCTCGAAAGCGCTTTTCAGTGCTTTTGTCAGGTTCTGTTGCTTGAAAAATTTCTCCGAATATCCCTCTATAATATCAATGCCCCTGGTTTCAACATTCTTTATCTTCTCGAGCATTGCCAGGCACTTTTGCACGTTGATGGTGTCACTGATTTTGGCACGAATCATCGAGTCAAGGTCTTTGTATGAAGCGACGGTTTCGCTTAGAGCATATCTGTCTTTCATAAAACCAACAATACGTTTAAGACTCGGTTCAGTAAACATATTCTGGTTGATAATGTTTTCGATGTTTATGAAAAACTGTTGGTCTTCAATAAAACATTTTACAAGTTCCACTTGGAAATCTTCACCCAAATATCCTAAGTCTTCCTTTATCTTACTTGCAGTCTTTGCCATTATAAATTATTTGAGTTTAAAAAGGGGTCAATGAATGACCCCTGAAACAGTTTCCTAGCTTTTTTATCACACACGGTAAACATTACCATATTTCTGCATACAATAAGTCCTCCATGCATTCACATACTCCCTATTATATGAACTGAACGACAGCTTGCGACCGTTCATTGAGGCTTCTGGATATTTGTCTAAATCCAGCACTTCTTTTCCGACAATGTTTTCACTTGTCCATGTGTTCACTTCACCGCCTTTTTTGGTTGCGGTCTGGAAAGCGCCGTCAACACCGTACACTTCATATTTCCTGTACTGTTTCGGCTTCTCCTGGTCTTCGTTCGAGCACACTTCACAAATGCTCTTGATGATTTGCACGACCAAATCCTCACGCCCGTTGTTCATAATCTGAACCATGATATACGGAGACCTTGAATTGGTGATATCGACACTGTTGCGCACATATTTAGGATATCTTGAACCATCCCAGATACGCTCGTACACAGTCTTGTCGTCCACCATGAAACTGAATCTGAACACCACGTCCCAAGGTTTGACAAACTCATCCTCGTCCCAAGGCTTGACTGGTGTTTCGGCATATGTGACTGGATTGACCAGATAACCGTCTTCTCCCACAGCATGACCTGTCAGTTTAGTCTTGGTATCCAAAGTGTTCCACAAATAAACCCTGCTTTTTGCCTCAAGGTCTTTTTCAATCAGTTCAACACAGCTGTCAAGCGCTACATAAAGTTCACGCGAACAAAGCGAATCGCTGTTATAACGGTTGATTTTAAAATAACGTTGACAAATGATATTATCGTTCACCTTTAGCTGAAACTGGAATCTCTCTCGATAATTGCTATTGTCAACCTTTTTCTGGACTTTTTCGTTTTCTTCCATCTAAAATTTTTTTAATTAAACACTATAGTTAACTCTACATTTAATATACAAAAATGTTTGATTCTTCTTAAAATTTTCCAACATTTTTGCATCATTTATTATTTTGTTCTTTGTCAATCAAAAATTTGAATTCGGTAAAAAAATTGGCAAACCTGTTCTCGTCTTTAAGGTCGTCAATGTTGTATTCAAGCAGGATGTTGTACAGATTCTGGAGACTTCTCCCTTCTGGGTCCATCGGGGCATACATCATGCCGTCCAGCAGTTCCTTCGCTTCCTCTGGCATCAGTGGATTTGTCAAATCAATGATTTTTTCGTTGATTTCGTAGATTTCATCACCCTGTGCACCGTCTGTTACCCTGTTTACAATGTTTTCAGCCCATTTCAGTGGTTTCTTTTTGTTGGCAATTCTGTCCTCATTTATTTTCCTGGCACCGTCGATAACTTCATCCAATGTCATTTTCCTGGTCTTGAACCCAGGGAAATTGTCAAACAGGGTTTTTTCACCCACACCTTTAATGCCCTTAATATTGTCGGACACATCTCCGCAAATTATTTTTTTCAACGCCACGTTCTGGTAGTTGTATCCCATCAACTCAGTATGGTTTCGGCTGTTGATAAACTGTATGCCCTCGGTTTTAGGCTTCTTGATAGCCAATATTACATCATCCTTTTCAGGATTGAGGGTGCTTTTGTGTATCAGTTGGGACAAATCCCTGTCGTTCGAGAATATCACAATATTTTCCTCTGGTTTCTTGTGTGTGACGTAATAACCGATGAAATCGTCAGCCTCTGTCTCGTCATACAGGCATTGGCGGATAAAGACCTCGTCAAGACACTGTATCAGTATTTCCCTCTGCCAATGGAAATTTTCCTTCTCTTCCTCTGTTTTTGAAGGCTTCCTGTTCATTTCACCGTAAATCTTTTTCTGCATGTACGAAATACGGTTGTTTACCTCCTTCATGTAGTCGGAGAGATTACTATCGGTATATTCTTTATCTCTATTTGCCTTATAATCAGAGTTTTGATTATACCTTAACTGACCAGAGCAGGCTCCATCCCAAAAACAATATACATATCTGAAATTACCTTTGTTTAACAGAAGTTTGAGTTGCAACAGAAACGCAAAAATAGCACCGATTTCCTTTCCGTCACTCGATGTTTTCTTGGCAACACTGAACACAAGCTCCAAGAGACTGGAACCATCGATTAACAACGTGTTAAACGGCTTGATTCCAATCTCAGGGTTCTTTTCTTTAATTTTCTTCGGTATTGGTTGGTTCATCAGGAGTTTCCTTTGATTTGTTGACCGTGTTTTTCTTTGACTCTTTAATGTAACAAAAAATGTTCCCTTTTTGATTGATAAGAACCTCCTTTTCCAAATCAATATCATATTTATATGCTTCAGCCTGATATTCTTCCTTGGTTTTGAAAACAACCATTTTAGGTTCGTTGTTTTCCTCCTCAACATGTTCCTGGTATCCTGTCAGGGTTCGAAACAGGTTGTGGCTAATTTTCTCGCATTTTTCTTCCTGAAGGTTGAATTCAACCATGTCTTCCTTAACTAAAACTACTTTCATATTGTTTTTAACTTTAATTTGAATTATTTTTGTTTTTGTTTGTGAACTGTTTGATTTCTTTTTTGGTTTCCAGGTTGAAATACCTGAATTCTTCCTCTTCTGTCGGGTCTTTCAGTTTTCTTGTCACACATTTCTTGTTGCCGAACTGGTCTTCTATTTCAAACTCACCCAAAACAGCAACCACTGGCTTGAATGTGAACGGATGTACCAATTCGTGGATTTCGGTAATCACACACGTTTTGCTGGTTTTGTCTTTCTTGGAACTGATTTCGACTTTGTCACCGACTCTGACCTCATCACATTCGCAATTGGAAATTTCTTTATTGTCCACATACGGCGACGGACAGTTTATCCATCCTAGTTCCTTGTCGTAAGTTTTCCACCCGTCTCCGTCCACGTAGTTAAACGAGCCCTTATCGGTATATGTCCTGATACGCCACGGTTCGATAATGCCGTCTTTCAACAGTTCAAAGAAAATCTCCTCGCCTTTGTCGTCCAGACCATCCGTATACACTGTACCGTACACGAAAACTTATGAAAATCTATAATTCCGAAGTTTCCGCTTCTTGTTTCAACGAGTCACTGCTTCTTAGGTCAGGCTCTGCCTGACGGTCGTCCACTGTTGGGCTCTCCACAAGCGTGA